CCAAAAAATTTCCCTTTGATTAAGTTCTTCTTTGGAATTACACTCCTCTATAATGATTTTAGAAAAATTTTCTATCCCGTATTTTTTTATCGCCGACTTAATTAATTTGCCACTCCCAAAATACTTTTCAAATGACTTTCCACTAAATTGTCCAACATAAGATTTACCATTAATGTTGTTTTTTATTTCATATATCAAAAACTTCTTCATATTGATTTACTTTAAGGTTTATCCTTTAATATAAATATCAGAAATTTTCAAAAATTAATTGGATAGTGGAATTTTTATTGTCGGGTGATACTGGTAATTAATTAATTCAAAATCACTAATTTCATAGTGGGCGATATCGTCAACTTGAGTATCCAATATTTTTACTGTTGGTAGTGGGTAAGGTTCCCTGTTTAATTGTTCTTTGACACCATCAATTTGATTGAGGTATATATGACAATCTCCCAAGTTACCAATTAATTGGTCTGGAACCATATTGACCTGTTTGGCAATCATCATCAATAGTAAAGCATATGAAGATATATTAAACGGGGTACCTAACGGAACATCTTGACTTCTGCAGTTATACATTAAAGAGATTGCTCTGGTTGGTATGTTATTACCTAATGTTTCAACCCATTTGTGAGAATACTCATCATCAGTGACAAAACCATTTACTTCAACATTAGGTAAATTTGTCTTGACCCATTCTAATCTTTCTTGAGCGCTCAACTCTCTTGTATAAACTTGAAATCCATAATGACAAGGTGGAAGCACCATTTGGTCTATTTCACCTACATTCCAAGCTGAAATCATTAGTCGTCTTGAGTCTGGATTTGTTTTAAGGTCGTTGATTAGGTTTGCGATTTGGTCTATGTATTTTTCCTCTGACCAAGTTACAGGTTTACCTTCAGTTGTGTAAATCATATACTTTTCTTCAGGTAAAACAGGTTCACTTCTCCAATGCCAACTTCTCCATTGCTTACCATACACAGGTCCTAATTCACCCCACTTCTTAGCAAACTTATCATCGGTTTTGATTTTGTTGATGAATTCTTCTTGTGATAATGGAAGAATATAAATAGGCCCTTCACCAATAGGTTTCCAATTATTCAGATAATTCTTATACGCATCACCATCCCAAATATGACAATTATTATCAACAAGGTATTTGATGTTAGTATCACCCCTTAAAAACCATAGTAATTCAGTCACCATTGTCTTCCAAGCCATCTTCTTTGTTGTAAGAAGTGGAAATCCGTTTTTCATATTATGACGGATGGTATAACCAAAGATTGATTTGGTTCCAGTTCCTGTCCTGTCTTTCTTTTCAACACCATAATCCAAAATTGTTTGGAGTAGGTCTGTGTATTGTTTGTCTAATGTATTACTCATATCGTTCCGTTTTCATACTTTTTAATCGTATCTTCCATCTGATGGAACATTTGTTTAATTCTCATTCCAAGTTCATATGGGTCAGCATGTTTAACACCTTCCAATGTTATTTTATAATTTGCTTTAAACCATTGTGGTGTTTTTGATTCTGTTTCTTGTCCCCACATTCCTTCATATTTTTTATATCCCACATCATGCATTGTAACCATACAATCAAATCTGATTTCACATACTCTTGTGGTATAAGCTTCCATTTCGGATACTGGTTTTATTTCTAAATTATCCATTTGATTCACAAGAATGATATTGTTGTTCATCTATTACTTCCTCAATATAAGGCTGATTCTCCAATTTTTCAATAACGATGTTGATTGCTTCAGGATAATGATGTCCTCTATCAGGTGTAAGATATATTGCTGTAAGTCCTAACACTTCATTATTAATATAATGTCTGTTCTTACCTTTACCATTTACTATTTCGTGGTCCATTGATACATCATTCCAATCTTCTAATACAAGTTGGTTTCCACCTTTTATTTTGTGGTGCAATCTCACAATATTGTTGTGACTAAAGTTTTTAATAAATTCTCCTAGTTTCATATTTTTTCAGATTTTCTCCAATATCTTGGTTCAAAAGCACTACCTGCAGCTGTTGCCATTTCTTCATTACTTGTTTTATTCAATACCGCAACATAACAATTACCTCTTTGAGATTCAAGTATTTTTTCAACTTCCTTCTCAGAATACAGTTGTCCTTGTTCTTGACGATACATTGATTCCAAGTTTGACACTTGTACAACCATATTCTTTTTAAATTGTTTAATTCTTCCAACGATTGAGTATGTCTCATTATTCTCATCCAATCGGGTAACTAACAGGTCATCCAAATACATATGAACCACCTCCAAATCTTCCTTCAGTGACTCAATCTTATTGTCTCTAATATCCAAGTCAGATTGTTTGATTGTTGTCTTTGGCTCAACATAGTTTTTAACTGCAGACTCAATTGATGCAGTTAAGAAATTAACTATATCAGAAGCGTAGGAATACCCATGTGATGTTGATACCTCAACTTCCCAATCACCACTTTTAATTTTTACTATTGTCATAATTTTTCATTTTTTTATTTCCCACTTCCTTGCAAACTCATCATCGGTATTAACTTTATTAATGAATTGTTCTTTTGTCAAACTCTCCACCTGTCCGGTCATTCCTGCAATTATTGCATATCTCTCATAAACCTCGTCAATAGTTCGTTCCGTTCCCATACTTTTCTCTAAATTTATCGTTAAACCTTAATTCGTGTAAAAACCAATCATAACTTGGAACATCATCATAACCTGCGAACTCATCTTTATATTTTAGATAAAGGTCAAAGGTTGATGTTTTTATTTCCACTTCCGTATCAACATCTGTTGCCAATATCCTGTCATTTAAACTCTCAATCTTTTTTAGAACATATTGTTCCAAATCTTCAGAAACTTCCAAATACTTATTTCTTAATCTGTGAAATTCATCATCATCAACATCTATAAATGATGAATAATGTTTGAAACAATAGTGGAAACCTTCTGTGTTCATTCTATAACGAACCATTTCAAAGTCCTCTAATTGGTTCTCCAATTTTTCTATTTCTGTTATCATAATTCGTAAATTAATTCATCGTATTTTTTATCGTAAGCCGCTTTCATCTCATCTGTAAATTGCTCGTATAAATTTTCCATAACCCACTCATCCATAAGGTATCCAACCTTCAAATCTTTAAGGTATGACTCACAGTAACTCCCATCAGGACTCATCTGACACATAGTTGCTTTACAACAACCATCTTCACCACAACCTGAACACACAGGACAATATGGAGAGTAGTTGTCTTCCTGAATTTTATCAATTGACTCTTTTAATTCATTGCCCAACTTTGTTTTCCATTCTTCAAAGGTAAGAGTTGAGCCAGGATTCTTTTCCAAAAAATTCCAATATTGTGTTTCAAGTGATGCCATATTAGATAGAGAATAAAGTTACAAAAAATGTAATTGTGAAAACAATAATCATAATAGCCAAACCTGTCAAATCGGTTTCGTTATTTTTTCTATTCATATTATTCAAAGACTTGTATTTTAGTTTCAACTTCCTTTAGTTCAGTCCAATTACCTAAGTATGTAACTGCTCTCACCTTACGATTATCAATCCAAATGTATTCCTGACCATCTTTAATTCTTGGTTTATCCATAACCAGCCCGTGATACTTAAATCCATTATCTTTTAACCAAGTTTCAGTAACATTTCTATCCTTACTTTCACGTGCAGTGAAAAATGTTATCACATTTCCCTCGTCATACCACTTATTAATTATCCTTAATGCATCAGGATAACACTTTGCCGTTGGGTATAAATGTGACTCCTCATTTTTTATGTCATCACATATTGTTCCATCAATATCAATTAAAAAAACTCTATTCATCGTATTATATTTATTTCAGATTCAGTTTCAATAATCACACGAGCGCCACAAGACAATAACGTTTTATCGTTACCACCATACACAACACGACTAGGTCCCAAGATTTCAACCTCAGAACAATACGTGTTTTTTCTACCCTCTTTAATGGTAATGACTGGGTCCAAAGAATTGTTCTTCTTGTTGGACCTTATCTTGTGTTGATTGACGTGGATATACTTCTTCACGTCACAAAGATAGTTAAGAATTAACGAGCAATCAAATAAATGAATAATAAATTAACAATACCCGAACCAATTGCAACACCTCTCCATTTCTTTTTTCTATCAGTTTGGATTTCAAGTTTCTCTTTTGTCTTAGCATGTTCAATAAGTTCGTTATTATACTTCTCTTTCAATCTGTTAGCCTCAGATTCCATATCAGTAAATAACTTATTCATATCAGCATTTGCCTTCTGTTCAGCCTTTAACTGATTATCACAATTATCTTTATAGATATAAAGCTGCTCAATCTCTTTCTTTTGAGCCTTTTCAGTTTTGATAATAGTCAATAATAACAACTCTTGTTGTTTGTTGAAGAACACACCTGTGTCACCTTCATATACGATTCTATGGGGCTTCAAAACTTGACCAAACGCTGTCACGTTGAACAAGATTAAGCTTACCAAGATTACTAATTTCTTGAGCATTTTGTTCCTTAATGTATTTTATTTTGGTGATAACTTCACCTTGTTTATTATCATAAGCAATTCTCAAGTCAGTCATTTGTTTGTTCAAACTATCAACCTGTGAACGAAGAGCATTTATCTTTGCTCCGTCTTCAATAGTTACGGTAATTGGTTCCCTATTCATTAGGACACCAACATATATTCCCATAACAATTACAATAACTCCTAATAGGATTTGTGACCAGTATTTTTTTAAGACATCTTTCATTTTCCAATAACAATATCATTATAATTTAATGTATCCATACCTTTAACGTCGTCTTGAACTTCGTCATATAAATAAGTTTTTACAACCGATATTACACTTTGTTCACACTGAGCAATTTTAGATTCCATCCAATCTTCCAACTGGTCGTCATCTGACATTTGTTCCCACATCTTATAAGCCAATGTTGCAATCGTAAATAATTGTTGTTTTGTCATATAACTACCATCCTTATCCTCTTTGATTGGTTTTGTATTTTTTGAGTCCATCAACATTTTTAGCTGCTCCTCAGATATTACAATATTCGCCATAGTTTTTATTTGATAAATATCCCTGAAAATAAAAAAAAGGGGAATTACTTCCCCTTTTGAGCCCGACTTGGATAAGTCGCCCACCACTTGGTTTTTCTAAACCAAGAAACTAAACCTGTGTTTCCATTTTTGATTTGGTAATAATCATGTCTGAAACTGTAAAATATTCAGTGTTTGTTAATACAATAGAATCTTTTAAAAAACGATAAGGAATGTTAACCAACCAATCAGTCCCATTAAAGAAGGTTAAGTCATTACTCAAACTCAAACATCCGTTAATCATTTTTAAGAATAATTTAAACTGCGTTTGGTCAATGAATGTTTCGTTCAATAAGGTCCCAAACTTTTCGTTTTCTATTCTAACTGTATATTTATTATTATTCATAGGACAAAAGTAATATAAAAAAATCATTTGCACAAGAAAAAAGAGAATATTTATTTAAGATGCCAATTTATCCGAAAATATTAGATAGAATCCAAAGCGTGATGGAGCAATATAACTACCCATCAAAAGAATTTGTCAGAAGAATGATGAGTTTAGAGTTCACTAAACAAAATTTTATAAACTTTGCTGAAGAAAATAATCTACTATCCGAAATATTTGAAAAACCAATAATGGTATCCATTGACGGATTAGAGGACTCATTCATTGAAATTAAAGTCACAAGTTATAGTATAACTGAAACTAAGAATGATAAATTTCTTTTATGTTATGATTTTGAAATTTTAAATTCATCTATAGTTGTTGGCAATTCAAAACCATTACCAATTTTTGAATTTATGAAATCATCTCAAAGTGATTTTGTAAAAGAACATGTGAAGACATTATTCGTTGAATCTCTTAAAGAAAAAATGAAAGACGAATATTATCTACCTTTTATTTTTTCACCTGATGTAATAATTGATTAATAAATATTAATGATATGTGTAAATTAACTGATACCGATGTGACCTTAAAAAACCTTGTAGTACCTGTTTTTGAAAACGGTACAGTTAAAGAAGTTAAATGTGATTTTCACATAACTCGTTCAAGATATTATCTTTCAGATGAATATGATAATAAAGATACCTTATCAATTCATGGAGAATTAAAAACAGAACAAAAAGAAATTTCTAAATGTGAAAATTTCAGACATTCTCTGAAACATAAGTTAATTGACAAACTTGGTCTTAATGAATTTAGAATATTTGATGTTGACCAAGTTGATTTGAATCTTTAATATAGCCTGAGATTATAGCTTTATTTTGAGAACCTTTTGAAGGATTATTGTTTCCCTTCGTATCCACTTCCTTTTGAGAAGTATTTCTCAGTGACGGTCTTTTAAGTATACCACTCTTTGAGGTTTGAATTACTCTATCAGTACTCAACTCTTTCCGAGGTTGCCACCCCAGTTCGTCCTTGCGGGACTAAAGGTTTTTCGTAACAATACACTTTGACTTGG